CGCTGATAGGCGGCACTGGCGGACTAAATCCGGGCGGAGAGGGCGGGTCTATACTTGAGGCGAGCAACACGACAGTCAGCGGAGGTGGTTGGGGTCTACCAGGTGCTGGGTCGGGAGCGGGCGCAGGCGGCGCTGCTATCTCTGGGACAGCCACGCTGACAAACAACGGCACAATTTACGGAGCGACATCCTGATGGCACTAATACCGCTCAAAATTCCTGCGGGAATGTATCGGAACGGCACAGAATACGAAGCCGCAGGTCGCTGGCGGGATGGTAACCTCGTCCGCTGGCTCGGCTCATCCTTGCGTCCGGTGGGTGGTTGGCGTGAACGCACTGCAAGTGCGGTATCAGAAAAAGCTCGCAGCATGCACGCGTGGCAGGATAGCAATGGCTCTCGCTGGGCGGCTATGGGGACTTATAACAATTTGTACGTCACAAACTCTGCCGGCACTGTCTACACCATAACACCGGCAGGCTTAACCGCCGGCACTCAAGACGCGGCTATCAACACTGGCTATGGGTATTCAACCTATGGGACGTCTTTCTACGGCACAGAGCGGCCAGACACCGGGAATTACCAAGAGGCGACCACATGGTCTCTAGATAACTTTGGAAACTACCTTGTCGCGTGCAGCGTAGACGACGGCAGGGCATACCAGTGGACTGGAAACACGGCGACAGCGGCTACAGTAATACCCAATGCGCCCACCAATAACCTTGGCGTAATTGTAAGTGAGGAGCGCTTTTTGTTCTGCCTTGGGGCAGGCGGAGACCCGAGGGTTGTCCAGTGGTCCGACCAAGAAGACATCACCACATGGACGCCATCAAGCACAAATCAGGCCGGCTCTCAGATACTGCAAACAGCCGGACAAATCATGGCGGCACAGCGCGGGCGTGGTCAGACTTTAATATTCACTGACTTAGATACGCACCGCATGACATATGTCGGGGCGCCATTTGTGTATTCGACTGAGAGGATTAGTACGGCGTCGGGTCTGGCTTCCAGAAAGGCTGTTTCTAGTGTGGACGTCGGGACATTCTGGATGGGCCACAAGTCGTTCTTCTTCTACAACGGGTCCAACGTCCAAGAGCTTGAGTGTGACGTAAAAGACTACATATTCGGGGACATAAACCGCTCGCAGATTAGTAAGTGCTGGAGTGCATCTTTAGGCCAGCAGGGAGAAGTCTGGTGGTTTTACTGTAGCTCTAACTCAAACGAAATTGATCGCTACGTCAGCTTTGATTACAAGCAGGGCTACTGGGCTACAGGTGAGCTGTCACGCACATGCGGCGTTGACCGCGGAGTTTTTAGATACCCACTGATGATGTCTCCGGGGGGTACGATGTATGAGCACGAGGTCGGCCTAAACTACGACGGCGCCACAGTGTTTGCGGAGACTGGGCCGTTCTCAATTGGCTCAGGCGACAACTTAGTCAAAGTCACCAGACTGATCCCAGACGAGTTGACACAGGGCGACGTTTCAGCCACGTTCAAAACGCGTCTATATCCCAACGGGTCGGAGACGTCTCACGGGCCGTTTGCTATGGCAAACCCGACGTCTGTTCGCTTCTCTGGTCGTCAGGCTCGAATGCGCGTCGAGGGCGCGCGCCTCGCTGACTGGCGGGTGGGTGTCATGCGCGTCGACGCAGTTGCGGGCGGCAAGAGATGACGTCTCCAATTCCACCCAGCGTCGGACCCGACATATTCGACTGGGCGCGGACATTCTCTACATGGACGAGGCGGGCTCTAACGCAGCTCGTCTTTAAACCGTCCGGCGCGGCGGCGATTGAGAATGGCACGCTGCTCTGGGACGAGGTTGAGGGATATCCTGTCGTGTCGAAAGGCGGAGAGTGGCGTCAGATTGTGCTGGAAGATGGTCACGCAAATTTTATTAAGACGGCGGACGTCACTGCGGCCTCAGCAAACACTGCATATAAGTTGACCTATGACGCGCCCGTCGGCAACGAGGGTATCACTCAGGGCACTCCTGCGTCGCGGATCGTATTCGAGGAGGGCGGAGAATACGTCTTGTCATTCTCAGCGCAGATCTCATCCACATCGAGCAGCACAGTTCACTTCTATTTTTGGCCCAGCGTGAATGGAATTGCAGCCACTAATGGGGCGATGACCACTGCGCTACACCAGAACAACGCAACGCTCGTGGTGTCGCGCACACAAATTTTTGAAGTGAGCGCCGGCGACTATCTTGAGGTCAATTTCATGGTGGACAGCACTCAGGGGTTTTTGAACCACACGGCGGCGGCGTCGCCAGTTCCCGGCATTCCGTCGTCAACTCTGTCGATCACGAGGTTACATGGGTGAGGCTGGCGTAAATATGGATAACGTGGTAAAGTTGCATCAAGACAATGTTGAGGTCATTCCTGCCGTTGCAGAGGACATCGACCACGGAATTGAGATCGGCATGCCGTTTCTGGCCGCCAGTATAGAAAGAGACGAGAGAAATGTCCCTGTGGAGCGCGTTTTGGCAAACTTTCGAGAAAGACGGTCCGTTATGTGGATCGTTTATATTGCGGGTGAGCCTGTCGCTGCGTTCAGCACTGCGGTCATGCAGCATCCCATGCGTCAAACTCTATTTATTGAGCACTTGGGTGGCTCTCGAATTAATGAGTGGATGCAAGAGGCTCTGGAGGCTATTGTGGAGTTAGCGCGAAAAGCCGAGCTGAGCGGGATTGAGGCGGACGGCCGCCTCGGGTTTGAGAAATATTTAGACAAGTGCGGCTTCTTTAAGAAGAAATATGTGCACTTCGAGATGGAGCTATAAGATGGGCAGCACAACCAAGACCACGGAAATCATCGACAACACCACCGAGGCGACGATGCCTCAGTTCCAAGAAGACTTCCTGCGGAACGTCGTAATCCCTAAGGGCACCGAGATCGGCACTGCCGAGTTCACGCCATATGAGGGTCAGCGTGTGGCCGGGATGACCGACTTGGAGCGTGGAGCAATACAGGGTTATGGCGGGCTCGATACTGGCGCTGACGCTTACGGCGCCGCCGGCGACGTTTACGCTGGCCTCGCTGGTCGCACACCGCAAGATCAGGCGGCGCAGATCGCGCAGTACCAAAACCAGTTTACTCAGGGCGTCATCGACCCGACGCTGGCCGCAATGGAGCGGCAGCGCGGCAAGGACATCGTCGCAGAGCAGGGCCAGATCACTGGCGCCGGCGCATTCGGCAACACCCGACGAGACGTGTTTCAAGGCGAGCGCGCAGGCGAATACGACGCCCGCATGGGCCAGACTTTGGCGGGATTGCAGCAGCAGGGCTTGCAGTACGGCACGCAGCGTGCAGCAGCGGAAGACGCTCTTCGCATGCAGGCAGCGGGTCAGATGGCATCGACCGCCGGTGCAGGCTTGCAGTCTCAGCTCGCTGGCCTCGGGGCTCAGCTCACAGCAGGCTCGGCAGAGAGAGCGCCGCAGCAGGCGGAGCTGGACGCGGCATACGAGCAATATTTGGCGGGATTGCAGTTTCCGCTGTCGCAATTTGGCGCACTCACTGGCACCGCCGCGGCGATACCGGCGGGCTTCGGGACGACCAACGTGTCCGGCACATCTATGGGCACTAAAGACCAAGGCGGCGCAGGGTATGCGCTATCGGCACTTGGCTCGTTTGGTCAGGGGCTCGGCGCTATGGGTTATGGCCCCGGATGCTGGGTGGCTCGCGAGGTGTATGGTGCCAGCGATCCTAAGTGGCTTGAGTTCCGCGAGTGGCTGTTTGACTGGGCGCCTGCATGGTTCCGCAACGCATACTTGAAACACGGGGAGCGCGTGGCCGCGGTTATTCGCAAGGCGCCATTCTTGAAAGCGGTTATACGTCCATTCATGGACGCGAAGCGCAAGAGCATCGGGTATGAGGGCTAGAACATGGAAAGTGGTTTAACACAATTCGGCATCGACGAGCTTGCCCGTCAGGGCGTGGATGTCACAGGCTTGGCGGTGGGTTACCCCGCAACCGACGACATGCGTCGGAGGCTTGGCATCCAAGACGACGTCGATCCCGGAGCGCTTCCAGATCCAGTTTCCGCTGCTCAGGTCGCAGAGGGCATGGCGACCACTCTCGATCCGCAGGCTGCCGCACTAAACGCCGGCTCTATGGACCCAGCGGCCGTGGCGGGAGCTATGAACGCTGTGCCAGCGGCGGCTGCGGTAACTCAGGAGCAGTTGACCGCTCCAAAGTCAGGCGGGTTGGGCGACATGCTCTTCGGGCCGCAGGAGGCCACGGACCAATTCAGCAATTTAAACCGTCAGCAGCGCATGATGTTGGCGTTTGGCGCCATCAAAGACGCCGGGTTTGCGTTGCAGGGCAAAGAGGGCAGCGCATTCAGTAGCACCCTCAAGGCGATCAACGACCAGATAGATATGGGGCGCAAGGCGCAGGCGGCGCAGGCGCAGCAAGAAGCGCTAACTTCTATCATGGGACCGGGCGAAGCCGCGGCTGGAGACATACAGGCGCAGATCGAGCGACTGTCTCGCTTGGCCGTGGCAAACCCCAACTTGGCGCCGGGAATAGCGGTGCGCATTAAGGCGCTGCAAGATGCGCAGAAAGCTCAAATGGGCATGGAGGGCAAGGCGTCATCTGCGGCCGGTCAATTGGAGACTATGCAAGAAATCATAAAAATGATCGACAATGACCCCGCAATGACAACCGGGCCGATGGCAATGTTTTTGCGTAACGTCCCATTCACGCAAGCCGGTCAAACGCAAGCCTTAGTCGATAGCCTGAGATCAACCCTAGCCTTGGATACTTTAAAAGACCTAAAATCCACCGGGGCAACTATGGGCGCGCTGAATAAAGAAGAGCTTAACATTCTTTTAGATGACGTCACAAAACTTGACTTAGCTCTTGGGCCGGACGCGGTGAAAAAGTCTTTGGCTAAAATTGACCGCAGGTATAAAAATATCGTCCGCGGACTTTACAGGGGCGCAAGCGAAGATGGGATGGCGCAGCTCGACAGCCACTTTAAGGGTCGCCCAGCGTGGCTTGATCCATCGTCAGACGCACCCGCTCAGGGCGAAACCGACGCAGAATTTTTAAAAAGAATGCGTGAGGGGAGAGGTTAATGGACCTGCAAGAGCTACTTGAATTAGCACGGCAAGCCGA